AAAAATGTTTGTTATATTTAAAAATTCGCTATCATAATAAAATACTTTTCTTGTATTATTTTTAAATTCAATAATTATTTTATCCATATTATTATTTATATTATAATATATAGCATCTATAAAATTATTAAACATTATTAGATCATCAATATTTATTTTATTTATAATATTTTTATTTGATACTATACTATTTTCTATTTTTAATTTATATTTTTTATTCAATTCATTCAAGTAATCATCGTTATTATATTTTTTCTTTCGATAATATTTATTATTTAATGTAACATTATTATTTAGTGTAACATTTTTATTTAATGTATTTAAATAATTTGTTGTTTCATGATATTTTTGCAATTTTAAATTATCTATAGTATTTGAATTGTTATTGTATAATTTCGCTTTTAAAGCATTTAATTTATTTAATCTGTTTTTTTTTAAATTATTATTATTAAAATAGTAATATGGCTTAATAAAAGATTTAGCAGATTGAAAATTGTTTATTTGTAAAATAAATAATATAATTTTAATATATTTTAACATCTTTAATTTATAATATAATTTAATATTTATATAAAAAAAAAATTTAACATTTAATTAGAATATGCGAGACCACCCATACCAGATAATATACGTAATACATTATAATTAACTGCGTATACGCTAATTAAACCCGTTACACTGCTCGCCACTTGTAAATGAGCACTATCTATACGAGACATATTGAGAGTACCAGATGGTTGATGTTCCTCGGGTTTTAATGCAAACGAATATACATTAATACCTAATTTATAATGATTTGGTGTATTTTCATGATGTTGATAAGGTTGTATTGTTGAAAAATACATACCATCCCTCTCGGCAAAACGATCATTGCCATTTAGTTGCAATTTGCCCCTTCTTATAGGATTTTGGGGTAGTACGCCATTGGAACCAAATACCTTCGTTGCGCCCATGTCCGCGTCTTCATTGCCATCAGAATCAACATGGTTATGCATATTAAATGGACTATCTGAGAAATTGTTCCAATATGGTGCGCTCGCTTTCGTCGCGACTTCGCCAATACCCAAAGTCGGCGTGGATGCGTCACCCGTTTGAGATTCTGGTCTAATAGTCCAAATTAATTCTTTTACAGGATGATTGAAATTCATTCTTACACTCTTAAGTGCATCCCCTAATGATGCAGAAATTTTATCAGAACCAGTAAATTGCAATTGTTCTATTAAATATTCATGAGATAACTGAGCAAATCTTCTGCGTTCATCAGTATCTAAAAAGATATAATCAACCCATAATTGAGATGTTTCCATTATTAATGTTCCATCTTTGTTGTCACTGTGTCCGTTGTGTTGTGTCTCCCGAGTTTCGCCAACATATGAGTAATTGCCAGCTGTGTTATCTACTAATTCATTACTATTTGCATATTCTATATTAATTTTAACTTCGTGGTATTGAAGAGCAATTAGTGGTAAAGCTAAACCTACATTGCGACAAAACCAAAATTCTAAAGGTACATATACATCAACAGAGTCGCCGTGATCGAGGAGAGTAGAAGTATTTCTTTCATTGCCACCAACCATAACATCATAAGCAGTTTTTTTACCAACTGGCATACTTAATTCATTCCAAATATATAACCATTCGGAATAATGTTTATCTATACGCTGACCTCCAATTTCTAATTCAATATTTTTAAGTAATCTTAAACCATAATATGGAACTAATGCGAGTTTTTTGTTGGTACTGTCATTTTTCAAAGTACATCTGAAATATATACGGTTTATTAAATCACCATTACGAGTTACTAAAACGCTAACGCGAGAACCAATATTTGGGTTACCATTGAAACTTTGCTCAATTGCCTCCATTGCAAAATTTGTGTGACGACGATAAACCACTTTAAAAAAAGTAATTTGTGGATTACCAGTTAAATATACATCTTGTGCCCCATACGCTACGAGTTGAAGAAGACCACCACCCATTTGTTGTTAATTCACTTTTATACTATACTAGGAGAAAAAAAAATATCATAATTATACTTAATTACTATATGCAATACCGCCCATACCGGATAATATACGTAATACATTATAATTCACTGCATAAATTGATACTGAATTACCACTGCCTCCAAGAGTAGCATAATCTAAAGATAAAGTAGCGGAATCAATACGAGACATATTAAGAGTACCAGATGGTTGATGCTCTTCCGGTTTAAGAGCAAAAGAATATACATTAATACCTACATTATTTGGAACATTTTCATGATGTTGAAATGGTTGTATTAAATTAAAATATTTGCCATCGCGGTTAGCAAAACGATCATTTCCATTTAATGTTAATTTACCGTGACTAACTGGATTGTAAAGGAGGCTGGATGGACCAATTAAAGCATTTAGAGCAGGATAGGTATCAGTGGTCGATTGCACAACCGCCTCGGAACCACTCGTAAAGTTCATCCAATTATCATTATTTGGAGAATCTTTTTGTACAGTCCATACTAATTCTTTAACGGGATGATTAAAATTTAATTTGATTTTAGAGCCCGCGGATTCTTTACCGGTAAATTGCAATTGTTCTATCAAATATTCATGAGAAGATTGAGCGAATTTTCTACGTTCATCAGTATCTAAATAAACATAATCAACCCATAGTGATGCATTAAATGTCCCCGGTGTGTCTCCCACTGTTGAGGTACATTCGCCATCAGTGGCGAATTGAATATTAATTTTGACTTCATGATACTGTAAACCAATTAAAGGTAAAGCTAAACCTACATTACGACAGAACCAAAATTCTAAAGGAATATATAAATTTCCCGCTGCAGATAAATCGCCTCCTGAACCACCAACCATATTATAATAAGCCGCTTTTTTGCCTATTGGTAACGATAATTCATTCCAAATATACATCCATTCAGAATAATGTTTGTCTATTTTTTGACCTCCTATTTCAACTTCGGCATATTTAACTAATCTTAAACCATAATAAGGACAACACTGCGCGCAGGTAGTATTAACAACTAAATAAGTACGACTAATTAAATCGCCATTTCTAGAAATAGTGCTTGTAACACGTTGTCCGTAACCAACGGAACCATTGAAGGTTTGTTGAATTGATTCTAAAGCAAAGTTAGTATGTCTTCTATAAACTACTTTAAAAAAGGTAATTTGTGGATTACCAGTTAAATATACATCTTGAGCGCCATAAGCAACGAGTTGAAGAAGACCACCACCCATTTTTTATTTTGTTTCTTTCTATTATATTATTTGAGAAAAAAAATAACTAATAAATTATCTAGTTAGAATAAGCAATTCCACCCATACCAGATAATATACGTAATACATTATAATTAACTGCATATACTGATACCATATCTCCCGCGGCCGCTGCTCCAGTGGCATATTCTAAATCTAAAGTGGCGGAATCAATACGAGACATATTAAGAGTACCAGATGGTTGATGTTCTTCAGGTTTTAATGCAAAGGAATAAACATTGATACCTGTGTTATTGGGTACATTTTCATGATGTTGGAATGGTTGTATTGTAGAGAAATACATACCATCGCGTACTGCAAAACGATCATTTCCATTAAGTGTTAATTTTGCCTTAGCAATAGGATTGCTAGTGCTACCAGCAGAGGACAACAAATTAGCTAAAGATGTGTAATTATCTGTGATGGCGGTGGCGCCAGTTGCACTAGCGACGACGGACGCGGTACCAGTATAATTCATCCAATCCTCATAATCATTATCATCATCTTCATGAACCCATATTAATTCTTTAACAGGATGATTGAAATTTAATTTAATTTTTCTATTAGCTTGTTCTTTACCAGTAAATTGCAATTGTTCTATTAAATATTCGTGAGAAGATTGAGCGAATTTTCTACGTTCATCAGTATCTAAATAAACATAATCAACCCATAACGATGCATCTAATACCCCCGCACCCGACGCTACTTCAGTTTTTCCAGCGAATTGAATATTTACTTTAACTTCATGATATTGTAAACCTATTAAAGGTAATGCTAAACCTACATTGCGACAAAACCAAAATTCTAAAGGAACATATACCTTACCACCGCCGCCACCTTTGCCTCCTACCATATTATAATAGGCTTGTTTTTTACCAACAGGCATTGATAATTCATTCCAAATATACATCCATTCGCCATAATGTTTATCTATTTTTTGACCACCTATCTCTAATTCAACATATTTAATCGCTTTTAAACCATATAATACAGCATAACCAGTACCAGTGGTAGTCATTTCCAAATAAGCACGACTGATTAAATCACCATTTCTAGAAATAGTGGCAGTTACACGATTACCCCAACCGACAGAACCATTAAAAGTTTGTTGAATAGATTCTAAAGCAAAATTGGTATGTCTGCGATATACCACTTTGAAAAAGGTAATTTGAGGATTACCTGTTAAATATACATCTTGTGCGCCATACGCTACGAGTTGAAGAAGACCACCACCCATTTTATATTTTGTTTCTCTCTATTATATTATTTAAGAAAAAAAATAATTTTTTTAATTAGAATAAGCAATTCCACCCATTCCAGATAATATACGTAATACATTATAATTAACAGCATATACTGATACCATATCCGCTGTTGTGCTGTTCGCTTCCGCGGCATACTCTAAATCCAAAGTAGCAGAATCTATACGAGACATATTAAGAGTACCAGATGGTTGATGTTCTTCGGGTTTTAAGGCAAATGAATATAAATTGATACCAACATTATTAGGTACATTTTCATGATGTTGAAACGGTTGTATGGTAGAAAAATACATGCCATCGCGTACTGCAAAACGATCATTACCATTAAGTGTTAATTTTGCTTTAGTTATTAAATTTTTAGTAGTGCCTTGATTACCCAAAAGATTAGAAATAGTTTCATAGTTATTATCAGTGAGAGGATGTGTGCCGTTACTAGCGCCGCTACTAGGTGTGCTAAGTATGGCTAGGTTGTTAGAAAAGTTCATCCAATTTCGGGGGATTTTTGAAGAATCTTCTGCAACCCATATTAATTCTTTAACAGGATGATTAAAATTTAATTTAATTTTTCTATTAGCTTGTTCTTTACCGGTGAATTGTAATTGTTCTATTAAATATTCGTGAGAAGATTGAGCGAATTTTCTACGTTCATCAGTATCTAAATAAACATAATCAACCCATAAAGAGCATTCTAATTTACCAGCAGTGGCGGTGGCGTCAGCAACTTCACTATCTGGTGCAAATTGAATATTAACTTTCACTTCGTGATATTGCAATCCAATTAATGGTAAAGCCAAACCAACATTACGACAGAACCAAAATTCAAGTGGAACATACATTGTTGAAGCAACATTCATACCTTTGCCACCTACCATATTGTAATAAGCTTGTTTTTTACCAACGGGCATTGATAATTCATTCCAAATATACATCCATTCGCCATAATGTTTATCTATTTTTTGACCTCCGATTTCTAATTCTACATATTTTACTGCTTTTAAACCAACCATTGGAACTAAAGTTGTACCACCAGTTACCTTCATTTCTAAATAAGCGCGACTAATTAAATCGCCATTTCTAGAAATAGTTGCGGTTACGCGATTCCCCCATCCAACAGAACCATTAAATGTTTGTTGAATAGATTCTAAAGCAAAATTAGTATGTCTGCGATATACTACTTTGAAAAAGGTAATTTGTGGATTACCAGTTAAATATACATCTTGTGCTCCGTAAGCTACGAGTTGAAGAAGACCGCCACCCATTAATTATTTACTTTATATTATATAATATAATAAGAAAAAAAAATTTAATAATATAATTTAATTGGAATACGCAAGTCCTCCCATACCTGATAATATACGTAAAACGTTATAATTCACAGCATATATTTGTAAATTACCAGTTTTTTTGTCGGCATTAGTTATTTTTAATGCTAATACAGCACTATCTATGCGCGACATATTAAGAGTACCCGATGGTTGATGTTCTTCTGGTTTAATTGCAAATGAATAAAGATTAATGCCACCATTTTTGGGTACATTAGTATGATGTTGATAAGGTTGGATTTTATCGAAATAAGTACCATCGCGTGGAGCAATACGATCATTGCCATTAAGTCTGATGTGTGCTGTAGTTACTGGATTGGGGCCTTGTACTGTGGTTTCATCTTCAGTAGAATAATTATTCCATTGTAATACAGGATTTTTTTCTTTGTTTGATTTGTCACCCGGCCATTTAGAAACCCATATCAATTCTTTGCAAGGATGATTGAAATTTAATCTAACTTGAGTACTATATGATTCTTCTCCGGTATATTGTAATTGTTCTATTAAATATTCGTGCGATAATTGAGCGAATTTTCTACGTTCATCAGTATCTAAATAAATATAATCAACCCAAATATCTACTCTAGTAATATCGCCAATTGAGGAAGGATTCCCAGATGGTTCGTGGGCGATGGCATCGGCGGCCACGACGGGGGGGTCTGCGCTACTATCCGCCTGCAC